GGCATTTAATAAATTATCTGATGGCCAATTATCAAGATTAATGATGGCATCAAATGGTGGATTAATTAAAGCTAGAAAAATTAAAGAGGCAATTAAAGCAAATAAGTGGAAAGAAGAAGATTGTGTTGTTAATGGATTTTTTGGTGATACCGGTGGTAAAGCACAACAATTGGATATGGTTAGACAATCTAATAAAATATTTGCACCCGATGGTAGAGAAATTCCAAAAGAAGAAGCTCTCAAATTAGTAGCTGCCGGTGGTGGTGGTGCAAACCCATCCGATACTTCTCAATTTGTATATAATTCAAAGACGGGAGATTTAATAATTAAATTTACATCAGATAAAGATTCATTCGATGCAATCGTTGCACAATCATCATTTCAAAAAGAGGGAAGTATAAAAAAAGAACAGATAGATGAATTGATAAAAACTGGTAAATTAAATAAAGAAGGCGGAGAAAAGCTTAAACAATTAATAGATAAGCAAACTCAAAAATTAAATGCAATAGAAGCAGAATTAAAAACCGTTGTAGCAGAACCTGCTAAAAAAATGATATCAAAACCATCAAATGAATTATATAAATTAGCATTGCAAAATAATACATCCTCAAGTGGTAAAGAAAGGTTGAGAGGGATAGAAAAAAAGTATGGTAAAGGTGGAGATGGTATTAAAAACCTATTAAAAGTTGCAGCAACAAACCCAGAATCATTATCATCTGGAGATAGAAGAGTCGTTGATGATTTAAAAAAACATTACAAATTGGATTATTTAGTTGCTGAAAAAATAGATGATATCAGAAAACGTTCAGTCGCAGTAGAGCGAAAAATGTTAGATGAAATGAATAAAATAAAAATTCCAGTATCCGGAGGTAAAGTTGGATTGGGTGATTATATGGATGCATTGAATTTTGTAGAAAAATTTCATATGGCAGGTGCTATGGGTGATAAACATGGTGTATTTGCATATGGTGGATTATTTGAAGTTGTATGTGGAGTCGGTGTAATTAATAACGATATCATTGCAAGTTGTATGAACACAGATAAAATGGATGAATTTATTAAAAAATTTGGTTCTACAAAGGAAGAATTTCAGTTATCAAAAGAAAATCAAATTACAGGTTCTGTTAGAATTGCATATTTCTTAAACGATAAGGGTGAAAAAATTCGCATCGGTGAAAAAAGACAAAGAAGTAAAACCGGAGCAACGGGTAGATTTAATACTGTCTACAAGTGGGATAAAGATACAATTGCTTGTTTTAAAAGAAAAAATGGAGTAGCATAAAATGAACACACAATTACTTTGCTTATTTACAACAAAGGATAGTTTAGATAAATCATACGAATTTATAATCAATAACTATACCCTAACTAATCCAAATGTTTTTGTTTTAGAAAGTAAAACAAGACCGGAAGAAATGTTCATTACTTTTAATGTCCAAAAGGGGTCTGCTGCAATACCTTCCGAATGGAAAACTATTTTAGTTCATAGAAAGAAGCAATCAAATACAATATACACAATTAACGCACTTAACGAAGTGGTTAAATCAAAAACAGGCGGACAAATAGATAATTCATATATAATAGATTGGGAAGAATTTCAAAATTGTATATTAACAACATCCAATATGGGATATAAAAAAATCCCTACTAAAGTTTTCAAAAGTTTTAGATTAGAAGAAAATTTGGAATATTAAAATATTTTTCCTATATTAGATTTATATGGGAAGAAAAAGAAAATTTGAACCGATACAAATAACCGCCGAAGAACCATCGGATATATTTAAATCACATCGCAAAGAAATATCAAAGGCGATAGTGGATGGAATCGATTACGGGATTAAATACAAAAAGAAGAGGGTTGATTTTGCACAGGTCTTAATTAAGAACCTGTTGGTAATAACCCTATCCATAGAAAGCAGAGAATTTATTGATTTATTAGATGAAAACCTTCAAACTCTAATTGAATATGAAGAGTATGAATCATGCGCATTAGCAGTTAAACTAAAAACTAAATTAAATGAAAAGGTTATTAAAAAAGATAGAGTGGTTATTTGATTTTTATGTAGCACCGATGTTATATAATGATAGAAAATATCATAGGTATATTGATTATATGGAGAAAAAATACGGAAATAAAAAATAAGTTATGGCACCAAAAACAAAACCAGGTGAATTCCATATTGGTAATGGTTCACATTTGGTAATTAAAAGTTCTACAATCGTAGAAATGCATGATTTACTAAAATTAGCAATTGATGATAACGATACATTAATATTAGATGTAGAAATAAAAGCAGATTTTGAAAAAATACCACATGAATACCATGAACTATTTTGTCAGATGATGATGGTGAGATATGGTGGAATTGTGAATATTTGGGATAATAAACTACCTTTTGCAAAACCGGAAGTTAAAAAGAAAAAATGGTGGCAAATTTGGAAATAAATAATAATATATGGAAAAGCAAAAAGAATTAATAAATCTATCTTTAGAATATTTTAAACTATTCAATGAGTATGATATCGCTGGGTTGAAAAATTTATACGAAACAGATATTGAATTGGTAGATTGGGTTGTAAACAAAATTGGAGTAGATGAAGTTTTAAAAATAAACAAAGAATTATTCGATATGAATATTTCTGTAAATGTTTCCAATGTGGAATGTAATGAAAATATCACTATCAATACAATAGATGTTAAAATAGGTAATGAAACTATAAAAGTTACGGATAAAATAACATGGTCAGATAATTTAAAAATCAAAAAAATAGAAGCATTTAAAAATGGAAACTAAACAAGTTATGCAGGAATCCGCAATTGAATATTGCGAAAGAGAATATCCAGAAATGATGGATGAATTTAAGAAAAAGGAAATATATCAGTTGGAACTCCCTTACAAAGTAAAGAAGATGTAAAACTATCCCTTACCGGTCTATGGTTTAGAATCAATGATAAGGTTCAACGATTGAAACAATTGGTAGTATTAGGACAGCCTGATGAAGTAGGAGAATCCATTCAGGATACCTATCAGGACCTATCGGTCTATGGTATAATTGCCCAATTAGTACAAAGAGGAAAATGGGCAAAATAAATTTGGAAAATCCAAAAAATAGTCGTATATTTATATAGTAAAAGATAAAAAGGTTATATTTAGTTATGTAGGAAGTAGCTACTAAACCTCAACTTTAAACACAAATTTTAAACTTTAAAAACAAAAAAACAATGGACATTTCATTAGCGCTCAAGAGATTTAACTCTCTTCAAAACAACACAAAAAAGTCTGATTCCATTTGGAAGCCAGCAAACGGAAAATCGCAAATTCGTATCGTTCCTTACAAATTCAATAAGGACATTCCGTTTATCGAACTTTATTTCCATTACAACATCAACAACAAGACGTACTTGTCTCCAATGTCATTTGGTAGACCTGATCCTATCGTTGAGTTTGCAGAAAAACTTAAAAGGACAGGGGATACTGATGATTGGAAAGCAGGTAAAAAGATGGAACCAAAATTGAGAACTTTCGTACCAGTTATCGTAAGAGGTAAGGAAAACGAAGGTGTAAAGTTTTGGGGATTTGGAAAGACAGTTTACCAAGACATTTTAGGATATATCGCTGATCCTGATTACGGAGATATTACAGACCCAATAATCGGTAGAGATATCGTATTGGATGTAACGTCTGCAGAAGAATCTAATGCAGCATATCCAACAACTGCAATCAGAATCAAACCAACTCAAACAAAGTTATCGGATGATGCAGCAACAATGCAATCTTTTTTGGAAAATCAAAAGAACATCACCGAATTATATTCAGAGTTATCTTACGCCGAACTTAAATCGGTATTGGAGAATTGGTTGAATCCAGGTTCTGCAGTTGCAGAAGATGAAGTAGTAGAGGAATTAGAAGCACCTAAACCAAAAGTAGCACCGAAGCAATCGCAACCTTCTGCTGATATGGGTGGTACATCTGAACTCAATGATCTTCCTTGGGAAAAAGAAGCACCTGCTAAAAAAGCAGATGATGTAGCATCGGCATTCGATGATTTATTTAACAATTAATAGGTTACAATTATGGCCAAAAGAGAAGAAGATTTAGCAAGTTTACTTGCTGATTCTCTAAACAAACAATCAAAAGATGGTAGAATTGCATACTTTCTAAATGACGGAGGTGGAGATGCTCCAACCAACGTAAAGGACTGGTTATCTACGGGTAACGCCTTATTAGATGTAGCAATTTCAAATAGACCTTATGGTGGATTGCCTGTTGGCCGTATAGCAGAAATAACGGGTTTAGAGCAGAGTGGAAAATCTCTGCTCTCTGCCCATCTGTTAGCCGAAACCCAAAAGAAGGGTGGTGTTGCTGTTTTGATTGATACGGAAACTGCCGTTAATAGGGAGTTTTTCGAAGCAATCGGAGTGGATATATCAAAACTTCTATACGTTTCAGTAGATACGGTCGAAGGAATATTTGAAGCATGTGAAACCATTATCGAAAAAGTCAGAAATGGTGATAAAGATAGATTAGTAACAATAGTGGTTGATTCAGTAGCGGCTGCATCCACAAAGAAAGAATTAGAAGCCGATTACGATAAAGATGGTTACGCAACGGATAAAGCTATTATTATTTCCAAAGCAATGAGAAAGATTACCAATATGATTGGTCGTCAAAGCATTTGTTTGGTATTTACAAATCAGCTGAGACAAAAAATGAATGCAATGGCATTTAGTGACCCTTGGACAACGAGTGGTGGTAAAGCATTAGCATTCCATTCATCCGTTAGACTTCGTTTAAAATCTATGGGACAACTTAAAGTTGGAGATAGAATCGTTGGTATTAAAGTTAGAGCACAGGTTGTTAAAAACAGACTCGGACCACCATTAAGACACGCTGATTTCAATATCTTATTTGATAGAGGAATTGATAATTTTAATAGTTGGCTTTTAGTTATGAAAGATAACAAATTAGTAAAGCAAGCAGGTGCATGGTATGAATATACTGATATCGATACCGGTGAAATTATCAAATTCCAATCTAAAGATTTTGCAGAAATACTAAAAAACGAAGATTTAAAAGATCAAATTTATCGCAGAATTTGCGAAGCAACAATTTTACAATACAGAAGTTCATCAACGGATGAAGTTGAAATATCAACGGACGTTACCCATGAGTCAGATTAATAAGAAGTATTTAGATATACTAAAAGAGATAGATAGAGAACATAATGAATTTGGTGATTTACAAAGAAATTCCAAAACATTAGTTATTGATGGTCTTAAT